GTGAATTTCATATTATCCTACTTTTAAAGAAACGGTATCATCAAGACCAACTATACTATAACCACCTAAGGAACCTATAAACTGGCCATATATTGTACTTTCATTTGATCTGTCAATAAATTGAAACTGTACACCTCCACCACCTCCGGAGTAAGCAACACATCTCATTCTAACTTTTTTAGGAAGATCTTTTGGATTTACATACCACTCACCTATTACAGATCCTGTCGCAGATGAGATTGCTCCTCCTTTTAAATCTTCATCAAGACTAACTTTTTTACCTTCACCTGATAGACTTAGTTTTATATTTGTACTAATCATAGCCCAAATCTGTACTGTTCCTTTTTGTTTCCAACTCATGCTATTCTTTTTTATTGTTTTTATTGTTTTTATTCATTCCAAAATAAGTTCCTATAATTCCTATAAGTCCTGTTATCGTTATCTGCAGTAGATTTACTACAGAATCATCAACTGGTCTGTTTTCTTTTAATGCAACAGTAAAATCACCTATAACAATGAATCCCAGCAGTACTAGAATTCCAATTACTAATAGGTTTACTATTTTACCTTTCATTAAACCCTCTTTCCCTTATGGTTATCTAACTTATCTAAAATATGAGTTAAAAGTTCATTTTTTATTACTCCTACCATAGAGGCATTTTTTAGAATAGAAATTAATTGGAAAATTAAAAATGGAGCCATAACGGTTTCACTTAACCATGATGTTCCACTAAATCCTTTTTCTATGGATAATATTATTGAAAGCAGTATTATCCAAAATCCAAATGTTTTTAACACACTTAGTGCTTTACGAGTTTGAAAACCTTCTCTTTTAATTCCAGCCCATACACCAAAGAATCCATCAGCAAATATTACAAATGCTACTGAAAAATATTGTTCTATGTTGTCTGCGGTGAGGTTCATAAAATATGAACCTATAAATGCTATAGCTGTTGTCAATGATAATGTGATTAAAAGTGCGGTTTTCATCTTATGTTTAACTATTTTACGTATTTATAATATTTTTTTGTTTTTGCATTTCTGTCTGCAATACCATGAATTCCTCCATTTATACGCTTTGTAAGAACTAAGATGGCTTCATCTGTAATTCCTTTATCACAAATGTTCCATAATTTATTTTTGTCAAAGAAGAACATTGCAGATTCAAAAGAATATTCTGTTGCTACTAGATCTGGGTTATCTAATATTTCAGGTTTGTTTAAATATTCAGCAAATGCTGAGTAATTATTTTTTCCTGTTAATTGAAGAGCTCCTCTTCCTTTATATTTCCATCCCTCTCCTGAATTTTCATCTCCATTTCCCATTCTATTGGAGTAAACAACATTTGCTATTTTTTCAGGGTTTCTGTGATAATCATTAGCATCTCTCCCTGCGTTTTTAAAATATTTAGGAAAAATTTTATTTAACCCCTCTGAAGAATAGTTTAAATTTTCTGAAAAGATTTTAAAATTTCCAGATTCATGAGAAGTTTGCGCAAAGAAATGGGAGGCTCTTACAGGAGTTAATTTATAAAACTCCATTAATTGTTTCATAGTATTAGGGCCAAAAATACCATCCGCTGTTACTCCTACTTTTTCTTGTAAACTTTTTAAACTCATAATTTAATTATTCTTCTTTATTGTCTTTTTTACCACCTCTAATTTCTATAAATTTTTCCAACACATCTGGAAGAAATGAACCTAGCACAATCCACATAAAGGCATCAAAGATGTATTCATTTAATTCTAAAGGTTTTCCTAACCATCCTGTTACTAAATCAACTATAATAGCTATTACCATTACTGTAAATGATAAAAACCCAATTATTGTTTTTTCATTATAATCATTTGATTTTTTAAAAATGTCTTTAAATTCCATAATATTTTTTATAAAGTTAATTAATTTATAACTTATTAAGTGAAACCAATTTTTCATAAATGTTATTTTGTGATAAATATTAAAAGCCCCTACATTAGGGGCTTTTTTTTTAAAAATGTTTATATATTGAAAAAG